TGCAATCACCCCTATCAAACCTTTTTAATTATGGCTAACACCCCTGCTTTCTTCGCAAAAGTAAGATTTACTCGCAACAACAGCACCAAAGAAAACGCACCAGATCAAAACATAGTTCTTGACTTTACCTGTGATGAAGCTTTAAAAGCTGCAAACTGGTTAACTCAAGCTGTCGATAATGCCAAAATGGACGGCACAAAAATAAGAGTTTACAAAAGCAAATCAGATTATGATGAGGTTGCTGGATTTTCGCTTTGGGGCGGTATGTGGGGCAACTCCGGCAGAATACAGCCTATGCCCCATAAAGATGCCTCTGAGAGGACTGTAGATGTACAAGCGAACCAGCCTGAGTTACCAGATGATCTTCCTTTTTAAATATGAAATTAATTTCTTTTCCTGTTAACCCTTATGTGGGTCAAATCTTTTATGAACCAGAAACAGAAAAACTTTTTGAGTTCTGCGAGGTTACAAAGACAGATGAGCTATCAGGCAAGATTGTTGAATCTGCTATGTGGTTCGATATTACAGAAAAAGATTTAGTCCCATAAATAGAGGCATGATGACCTTCATGAGGGGGTCAAAAGCTGCTCTTTTGTAATTTTGAGAACATTTGCCCTTTGTGTTCTTATAGATCAACTTTGCAAAAAGATATGAGTTCCCTTCGAGGATTGCTGTCGGGCAACAGGTCGAATGTCTCCTGACTAATAGGCAGTAATAAGCGATAAAAGTCTGTAAGACCTCTATTTCTTTCCAAACATTATATATCTCAAGCGATCCCAAAAGGTCGCTTTTTTCTTGTCTAATCGTTTTTCTAGTTTGTAAATATATGCTTGCTGTGATGCTATTACATCAAGTGAAGTGCTTACGAAGTGAGCTTGCTTTGCATTTGTTTTGAGTAGCTTGATTGAATACGGCTTGAGCAGTTCAATGTCTTTTAAGTTTTCAATAAACTGTATAGACTTTTGTACCTCGAACTCACCCTCAAGGCTGTAAGTAGATGTAAGAGCCTTGATAATATCCATTATTTAACTGGAAAGAGTTTTTCTTCAATCATTTTTACTATGGCATCATCAATATCGTTATCACTCTTGGCACTTAAGTCTTTCAAGATAGAAAGCACCCCTTTACGTAGAGATTCACTCTTGCCGAACCTAATAAATAGGTTAATTAAAAATTTAGACATAGTTTGTTCGTTTTTCCTAATTTAGCTAAATTGCTAGTATTAGACAAGAAACTTAATGTCATGGAAGATCAAGAAGAAAAGGAAGGTAATAGTCTGATAGCCAACGTGGTTCAGATGATTATACTTTTTTGGAGTTTGGGGGTCATTTCTTGGTCATACTTCAATCCGAACCCTACAAGGCAAATTGATACCACCTTCGCGGCTGGACTTTTGAGTGCCGTAACGGCTCAGTACGGCCTAAACATCAAGAAAAATGGTGACAAAAAGAAAGCAAATGGTAATGTTAAGATAGTTGACAACAAAGATTCCAAAGTTGGAGTAGTAAAAAAATGAAAAAATTACTGCCTTTAGTTCTTTTTCTTTTTCCGTCTAGTGCCTTTGCCGACATCACAGCTAAATATGTGACCTCTGCACAAATTTCCATAGACTCTCCTTATGTAATTACAAATGCCGCACCTAGCTCATACTCTATAAGTGGAAATAATATTACTACTTCTACAGGAACAGGGGACAGTGTGGTGACAAATGGTGTAGGTGGACTGAATCTTGGCAGCTTAAGTAATGGAGTCCCAGCTTTGGTAAATACAAATAAATCAGTTACAACGGCTGGGTCAGCGTTCTCACTATCGGAGTCATATCAGGCTGGTGACGTAACACAGTCAGCAATCACTCCATCAAGCGGCATAGCAACTCTTCCAGTATTAGGTGGACAGACAACAGTTATCTCTGGTGGTACTCTTGGCAGTGGCAGTATAAGCAGTTTGTCTAGTGGGGTTCATTCTTGCTCTGGAGCATTTGGTTCTGGTACTAGCTGCATTGCGTCCACTACTGTCCAGATTGAAATTGACTAGATTTTGGCTATTATTAATATTACTAGTACCTCTGAGAACCCTTGCAACGCCTATAGTTCCCCAGTTTAGGTCTGGTTCTAGTACTCAGAGTTCTACTTCGCAATCAGTAATTAATGAGACAATCACTTCGCACCAATACAATTCTGGCTTTTCTTACTCAGCATCAGGTCATAATATCGAATCAGCAGACCTTAATGGATATATCAATCCTTCGACAGTTGCTGGAACAACTCAAACACTTAATGGTGTTCAGTTTAGTTGGACAAGTCCAGAGCTTGAGGCTGTGCCAAGGTGGAAAATAGTAAACGCTGGGCAAAGCTTTTCACTGGTCGAATCTCTACAAGGTGCTGGTCTTTCAAACGTAACTACAATAAATCGAACAATTACAACTACTACAACCACAGAAACAACCTCTGTTTTTGGGCAATAATTTTATTTTTAAGCCCTGCAAAAGTTTTAGCAAATACAACAGTTGCAAGTCCCAACTCGACTGCACAAGGAGTGGTAAATAACAACGCAACCATGATTACACCCTCCAGCCACCCTCAGAATCGCTACAGTCAAGGAATTGTTTGCACCTCGCCCAGTTTGACCATAACTCCTTATTTAACAGACGCATGGAGCTTTAACAGGCCAATAGAAACAGTTACCAAACAACCTATTTATGATGAAGATACAGGGGCAATAAAATATATTCAAGAAACCCCAAGATTTGAAAAAGATAATTACAACTTAAATTATGGAATATCAATGCAATTTAATATTCCTTTAGGCAATGGTGGGGAGCTTTGCAAGAAAGCTGCGGCAGTAAATATCGAAGCTCAGGAGTTGTTAATCAAAAAAACTAAATTAGAAATGGCTCTTTATAGGCTAGAGGTATGTGGTAAACAAGCCAAACTCGGAGTAGTGCTGACAGGTGAACACGCAGTCACTTGTAAAGATGTAAAGCTTATACCATTACCAAATCAAGTATTGCCTCATACTCACAAAATTAAGAAGTAAAAGCTGGTGTTTTAAATAAGAACTGCCTTGCCTAGTGAGTGTTAGCTGTGGGCATTAAGAGAGCCTAAATCTCTCAAGGGGTCAAATCCTTTTACTTGAGTTTATTATAACTATTTTTCTTTTTTTGTAAAACGCTTGGTTATATTTTTGATTCCAGCTTTTGCAATTCCTTGTATTACAGGGACAAGAGCCGCAGAGCTACCAGCGACCAGACCAATAGCAAGAGTAGAAACAAGCACCTCATTTGTACCCACAAAAGTCTCTCGAAATGGTACGTCCTCATAAAGGGTAATACACTCTGTTTTGTCTGAGGATAGCTTATGTCCTATTACTCTTTCAATGCGTTTTGCATTTCTGTAATCTCCCACTTTTTGATCTTTTCTGCTTGGACACTCTGGGATTACTAGCTCTTCTTTTTTATTTTTTGGTGTTTTTGTTTCTGGAATATTTGACTCAGGCATGGGTGGAGCTTCATTTGTAATTGGTAAATCTTCAGTTATAACCAACTGATCTGGTCTGTAATCAATAGGATAAAAACTAGGAAAAACAGATTCACCACAAGTCAGAAACACCCCATTTGGGTCATCAAGCAATAGCTGTGTATTACCAGTGTTTTTTATATCTCTATGCTGATAAGTACAACCTACAACATCTATTTCTAAATTTGTTATTACAGGCAATACAGGATCAGGCTTGTATATCTCAGGAATATAAACCTCTGAAACATAAATTTGTTTGATACCTATTTCTGGTATCTCCATCAACTCCTAGGCTTAATGTACTCTGGAACTGTTGGCCCTGTCATATCTGGCAAAGCATTGTCTAATACTTTGGGCATTATTCCAGATACGTTGTCAAGGATCTCATTCATAACTCTAGCCTTGAATTGCTCGCTAGTTACAAAGCGGTAAGCGTAATATGAACCGCCTAACATTGACAGGGTAAGAGTTAGAGACAACAATGAGGCTATCTGACAAATTTTTTGAAACATGGTAAAACAGGCAATACTGAAAGCAATTTCTCACACTTTAATTATATCAATGCTGTTAATTATTCCCACTCTTGGGCCTTTGTACATTTTAGGTGGAATGATGACCAAACAAATGCACGAAAAAATTAATTAACTACTTCTGTAGAAATTTCTTTTATTTCTTCTTCTCCTTGTAGTTCTTTAATCCTCTCACTGCAAGAAAAAGCCTTCATTTTTAAACTTTCCCTAGCAACAGTTAACTCCTTTATCTTTTCTTGAATTTTATTAAATTCATCAACTGCAACTTGCATTTCAAGTTTAAGTTGATCGATACGTTTTTGATTTTTCATTATTATTTATTTTATGGTTTATTTGCAATAAGATGAGCTTTATACGCATTTTTAACGTCAGTAGTCCATACGACATTACATAAATTTTTTACTTCATCTGGTATTGCAGTAACACCATCAGGCTCTTTGTCGAGTGGATTATCTACAAAATCATCTGCGTCATCAGCAGGTGTAGTTCCATCTTCTTTAAAACCACCTTTAAGTGTGCCACATTGCAAAGTATATCTTTCAAAAGACCTTGCTCCGATTATTTCTACTCCATCTTTTTTAATAACTGTTGCTTTGCGAACTTGAACACATTTAAATTGTCCGACAACTTCTATTTTGTCGTATTCGATTGACTCTGTAAGTGCCATTAGGATTAATCTCCGATTAAAACAGGTTTAGGCTTAGTTTTAAGACTTAGCTCGGTCTATCAAGCATGATATACAAAACCAAATCTGTATTCTGTTCCACCTACGTTACCATAAGTCATAGGATTATTGAAATTGTAAAAAGCTACAGTCGTACTGTTGTGTGTATTATGAATCTGTGGAATAACTGTGCCAGTGCTTATATAACCAAATCCACCTGCCATTGCTCCATTTGACACGCCACTTGGCATACTTGCAGCAAAAGGTAAATTATCCATTATCATTTGACTTGAACCAGATTGACTTGAAAACACCACTCTTATGTGTACAGTGACTTGTCTGCCAATCTTTGTATATGATCCAGCAGTTGATGAAATTGACGCATTAAATGTTGGCGTGAATGTTCCTTCTTCATAATCTGATAATGCATTTTGTGTTTCAATGTCAGTACCAAAACAGAGTCCTTGACCAGTAAAAGTTGCAACAGTAACATCACCATCGTTTGATATCCTAACAACACCTCTGTTTGCATGCATCTGTGAAGTGCCTGTATTCCCACCTGAGTTTTTTCTTGCACCTCTAAGTTCAACTGGGCAGTAACTTGCATTAGAACCATCATCTATTACTCCAAACATTCTAATTGCTGGGTCTGCACTTGCTGAATCTGTGTAAGCCCTTATATTGACACCACCATTATTACCTGATACTTTGCTCAAAGAAAACAATGTATCAGTTTCATCAAGTGATGTTCTTCCATGATTTATATCAGAATTTTTACAACTAAAGAAAATTCCATCATTAGCACCTGTATTTAAACAAAGACCCCCAGAATCAACATCTGGTGCAGTTTCACCACCTGTTGATAATTTTCCATTAGTATCAATACGCAATTTTTCATTTGCATGACCGCTAACATGAAAACTAAAAGGTGTATTTGTACTTGGACCTATACTTGTGGCATTACTTTTGATATTTACATTAAAATCAGCATTTACACCATTAGTAATATTTAATCCTTCTTGATAAGCTGCATTATCAGCAATGGTAGCCTCAATATCACCAACAACATCAAATGTAGCTGACGGGGCATTAGTTCCTACCCCTACCCGATTAGTTCCAGCATTGACAAAAAATAAATTAGCTTCTGTATCTCCTTCAATTCTAAAATCTACATCATTTGCTGGATCATTAAAAACTACTTCGGTGCTGTTAAATTCAACTCTTTCAGCACCACCTGTTCCAATATTAAGACTATCATTTGCATTTTGAAAAATTCCTGTATTAAGATCATCTCTAAAAGCTAGTGCCGGAGTACTCGCAGACCCATCTTCAAGGGTTAACGTACCATCTAATTGAAATAACTCTATCCAGCCATCATCAGCAGCATTTCTTATTTTTAAAACTGCTGGACTTGAGTTTGTATCAGCCCAAAAACTAAAGGCTTTTGAACCAGCATCACTTGAAATTACAGTTGAGGGATCAGTTGTACCGCTATTATTAGTTAATATCGCTTTAAACAGATTATTTAAGTCTGCTCTCACGGCACTCCCAGTTCCATTGTCTATGACGAACTCATGTTGTGGACTCATTGCCTAAACCAATTTTTATCTAAGTATATCCTACTTTAAAATTAACTACCACGCCCAAATCCAGTTGCAGCGTATTTGAAATTTCTATTAACATGACTTGATCCGTTCTTTACATCTATATCAAACCCTGTCGAAGTTATATTTGATAATGCAAAGAAATCACCTACCTGTGCGTTTTCTATTGTTATACCGATTGATGGTAAAACAGAGTTTGCTGCAATGCTAGTACCAGATTGACCTGTGAAAAAACTATTTGTAAATGTGACAGACTTGGTAGAAGTACCAGATGCTATAAATCCACCAGCAGATGCCCCTGCATTAGTAAGACTTGTTTCTGTTCTGCTTTCTAGTTCTGCTATATAACCAAGCTGATCTATTTCTATTGACTGTGCTGGATCGTCAGAATCCATTTCACATCTAAATTTAAATCCTCTTGCAACATAAGTTCCATTTACAAAAGGATTAAATTGGCTAAACTCTGCACTAAAATTGCAACTACCGCTTGTTGATAATGAAGATGCAGAAGTGAGAGTAAAGGTGTTTGTTGTTGGCACTGATTGAATTTGATAATCTCCATCAACACCTGTTCCAGAAGTAAAATCTAAAGTTACAAAACTTCCAGCAGAATATCCATGATTTGTTTTTGTGATTGTAATAATTGTTCCAGCACCACCTGAACCATTGTTAATGGTATATGTGCCAGCAGTTGACGTATCAGGGTCTGAATCAGTTGTAGCTACTAATAAAGAGGCATTAACATCAAAAGCTTTCACACCATCAAAATCTCTCCAAGTATCAATATTTGCAGTTCTTTTGTCAAACAAATCGTTAGGATAAAAACCATTTGAAACTATATGTCTGCGGAAAGATACTGGCTGCTTACCTCCTAAATCAAGAGTATTTGCAAAATCATAATGACCACCTGTAATATCAACAGCACCTAAAAAGTCAAAGTCAGCAATAGCATTAAAATCTGTAACACCATCTAATAGATCAAGAGAACCCAAAACAAGTCCATTTACATCATCACTAACAAAACAATCAACTTTTGTGCCTTGAAATGGTGGTGAATCATTGTCCTCTCTATCTTCTAAAACAGTCAATTTAGGAAATGCGTTTGGTTTTGTTGATAGAAGAATTACTGAAGCATCACCAGAACTTATACGGCCACCATCATCCCTGAACTTAAGTACATATGTACCATTTTGAATATTTGGAACAATAGTTTCACTTACGTTTCCACTTAAAGCTGGCAAAACATTTACTGCATTAGAAAAAGTGACACCAGAAGTTGCATTTGACGATCTGACTATTACGTTTCCACCATGTAAAACGTCAACATCTGTGGATTGATCAAAACGCAGTCGTACAAACTGATCTGATATTGGTTCAATTTTTAAATTTTGTACATCTGCTGGTACTGCTGTTTTACCAATCGCCTGAACACCGACAGTTGTCGTAGAGGAACTTAATTTTCCTAAAGTGTTATATGATTTAATTTTAAAAGTATAAGAGCCAAGTCTTGACTCAAAAAGTTCAAAACTAGGTCTTGAAATTCTTTGTCTTTCTGGGTTGTCGTTTTCAAATTGAGATTCAATCAAATATTCTTTTACACCTTGCACTGGTTCCCAAGCAACAAAGATTTTTGAAACTGCTCGATTGTTTAAAACAACAATTTGCTCAACTGCTGAAGCGTTACTTGGGGAAGGCTTTTCATCAAGCAATGTAGTTATAGTTCTTGGACTTGCTGCAACTGTTGTATCTTCTACTTGTGAATATTTGTTTGTGTCATGAATAATTGCTGAAATATTATATTCACAGTGATTTTCCTCTTCTATCCCCAAAACTCTGTATGTTTGAAATTCAACTGTAGAATTTTCTATAGCCCAGATTGAGTTTGCTTGTGGTGAAGTAGAAAATGCAGACGAAACAGTAATAGTTGTACCAGAAATTGATGATATGCTACGGCTTTCCGTTGTGCCATCAGGCATTATTACAGATAAAGTTGCTGCATTTTCATCTGTCAAATCAGTATTGTTTGCATCATCAACAACAATAGTAGTTGTGTTGGTAACTGATTTTATGCGGCCACCTCTGCGAACACCAGCCCTTAAAGTATCTGCTATACCTATAATCATTGAAGGTCTTACAACAACACCAGCCTCAAGAGTTGCTCTAAATGAACATAATTCAGCCTCTTTTAAATTTGTGTATAAAAACCACCTAGCAAGACGGTTTGCTTGACCTCTTGATGTGCAAGCAAAAGATTTTAAAGTTTTTCTTATTTTTCCGAATTTTGTTGTATAGCCTGATAATGCCGTAATCTCATCTGCGCTCACGTATTCAAAATTTAAAGTTTGTGTATCATTGTCAAAATATGAAACTTCAACTTCAGTGAATTTTGTTTTTTGTCCAACACTTGTGTAAGTAAAACCTTGGTCACTTACATTTGCATTTGTAAAAATATATTGAGCATCAGATGTGTTTGTTGTGGTGTTAGTGGGTCTATCCTGAGACAGGGTAAGGGAACCAACGCTATAAAAGGGAGTAGCTCTCATTACAGAGCAAAGGTCATTTATCAGAGTAAATGCGTCATTTTTTTGATTTAAAATTACATTGCAGCTAAATCTAGGCTCTGTTGTTCCTGTTATTGGATCTGTTATTAGTTCGCTATTATATGCACTTGCAGAGTAAAAACTAAAAACATCTAAAGTATCTGCATCAATCACACCATCTGAGCCACCAAATCCTTTATCTGTAGTTAAAAGATCATATAAAATCCAAGCTGGATCAGAACACCACTCTTTATCTGTTTTAAACGTGCCATTGAAAGTGTAATCGGCTGGATATATTACTCTTCCATTGTCTAAATCAATAGTTGTGTCATGGGGTACTTTTATTTTTGTTCCCTTGACCCTATACATTCGCTTGGGATAGCTTTGAAATTCCTGTGCATTAAACCTCAAGGACACATAAGCAAAGCCAGCATAAGCTTGTGATTCTGTAATTATTGTTGTAATAGAAAGTAAATTAGTGGCATTTTGTAATCTTGAACTTGTACTATCATCAGTATTTCTTATGACAGTGACTGTTAATGGAAACTGTAAATTATCCTCCTGTAAATCAATTTCATAGTCTTTAACGTAGGGACTTGTTGCTTTACCATTAATAGAATCTTCAACAACAGGATTATGTACAGTACCATCATTTTCTGTTATTCGTATTGATATTTTTACCTCTGTTCCAACAATATCTCCATCTGTTTTAAACTCTTGCAGTGCTGGAATTTGGATTGACACTCGTAAAAGTTTTATAAGTTCATTACCATCTGAATCTTGAACACCATTAATGGATCTTGCTACAGATGAACTTTTTGTGACTGGTACTCCAACAGTAATTGTATTTTCTACACGATCAGGGCCAAAAGAATCAACTGAACTCAATGGGGTTTGTGTATCAGTGCCACTTCTAAAAAAAACCTCAACATTTTGAAAGTTTAAATCACCATTAGCATTTACCAAAGGTGTGCCATCCAAAAAAATATCTCTTCTAAAATCAATTAAATCTGTTGTATCTGGATTTGAATTTGATGGTTTTCTGAATCCTTCGATCTCTCCGTATCCTAATAAATCCACCACTGTTGCAAAGGATTTACTTCTTAAACCTCCATCTATCAGGTCAGGATCTTCAAGTTTTGGTTCTCTTCCAAATAATTGGTCATCAACTAATCTTGGCATCGTTAATTAAGGTAGATTCCTTTCTGTAACTGTAACAGCGTTTCCAGAATTTGAGTATTCAAGATGTTTCCATCGCCCTGTACTCACTTTAAAAGTATTTGTAGTAACATCTTGAACACCAAATACCGCCCCATCTATATTCGAACCAGCTAAAGGGCCAGTTGTAAAATCAAGCCTTATATTTTCTCCATTTTTATATTTATGGTTGTTTATGGTTAATGTCACAAGATTTCCTGATTGAATATATGTCCCTTCGTTTGCTAATATTTTCACAATTTGAGCATTATCAGTGCCAGAACTTATCAAAATTGATCCGCTATAAACATACCCATATAAAATAGGAATCGGAACACCACTAGAACTGACGTTTTGGATACCTGTAAAAGTATATGATCCTCTTATATTTGGGTCTGTATCACCAACCGAAGAAACATTATTTGTTGGTATATCGGGTGTAAGCAAATCACTTGCAAGAGTTAAAGCTGCTGTTTGTAATAAAAGACTTGCACCACCTGTGTAAAAAGCTGTTACAAGTGGAATTGCATTATTTACAACAAAATTAAAAGCATCTGAAATAAAATTAAAAACAAAATCTGAACCCACAGCAACTGGAATTATTTGAATATCACCTTGACCTGTTGAAGATACAAAGTCTTGTGATACTAAACGGCCTCCTATTTTTACTTGATAAAGCTGATTATTCATATGTTTTTCAAGTCCAGCAAAATTTGCTTTCAAAAAACTATATGCCTGTTGAGGTGAATTTACAGCAGCTTGAAATGTTGATTTACCTAAAAATTTTCTAAGATTTCCATATACTTTTATCGTTCTAAGCTTCATATCTATATACTCCTTGTAATGCCTTTTGATAGCTTAGACTAAGTGGTTGCCTACAGCTTAAAGCTTTGAAGTTGTGAT